GAGAAAGGAGAAAAGGGTTCAGGCCCTTGAGGAGAGCGGCTACACATTCCGCCGCGTGTATGAGGAGTGGTTCGCCTTCCGCAAAGGAAAGCTGACGCCGGGCACCTTGCGGGTGATAAGCAACGCCATGGAACTGGACTGGCTGCCGGTCTTCGGTAGCCGGCAGATCAACTCGATAACCCGTTCGGACATCGTGAGCATCGTCCGCCGGATAGAGAAGCGCGGATCAGTCGCGACCGCAGTGAAGACACGGCAGCTGATGGGGCAGGTTTTCCGGTACGCGATCGCTACCGGAGTTATCACAGTCAACCCCACGGCAGAAATGCACGCAGTCACGGAGAAGATCGGACAGCATCAGCCGCACCCGTTTCTGCCCATCAGCGAGTTGCCGAAGACGCTGGCGACGATTAACGCCGCGAATGTTGGCCAGCAGATCAAGTCGGCCTTCATGCTCATGCTTTATTCAGCAGCACGCCCGGGCGAGGTTCGGCACGCCGAATGGTCGGAAATCGATCTGGACTCGGCCACCTGGACCATACCGGCAAGCAAAATGAAGATGCGCCGTAACCATGCCGTGCCCCTCCCGACGCAGGCGGTTGAGCTACTGAAGACCATGCTTCCCCTAACCGGGCATCTGCAGTACGTGTTTGTGAACCGGACCGACAACAAGCGGCCGATCGGCACCAATTATGCGAACGGGGTGATCGAGCAGTGCGGGTTGACCGGCATACAGTCCCCGCACGGATTCAGGCATCTGTTCTCAACCGAGATGAACCACAAGGGTTACAACCGAGACTGGATCGAGCGACAACTGGCGCACGCGGACACCAGCATCATCCGCGACGTCTACAACCATGCCACGTACCTTGAGCAGCGCCGGGACATGATGCAGGAATGGGCGGACATCATCACGAAGGCCGCCAAGGGTAAGGTGTGAGCTTGCGTAATGCAGACCACCTTCACCTTCATGCTCAATTCCTGTCGTGGTCCCGGATACTGTAGGTGACCACGCCCCATACCTCGAATTCATCGTTCTCAAGGATGTAGCGCGCCGGGTATTTGGGATTCGCCGACGTCAGCACTGGCATTCCGTCGACGAACGACAGGTATTTCACCAGCGGATCGCGGTTGACCAGGGCAATCACGACTCTGCCGGCGGCAGGCTCCATGCCTTTATCCACGATCAGGATGTCACCGGAAAAGATTCCGGCACCCTGCATGCTGTCGCCTTCCACCTTTATTAGGTAGGTGCCAGGGGCTCGGATGTTGAGTAGCTGGTCGAGGGAGATTTTCTGCTGATCGAAAAGCATGGCTAAGCTCGTAACTGTATATTCGTACAGTTAACGAGACTCGCAGGGGTGGGTCAATACTGTATAGGATGACCGCTGACAGATGACGTCAGCGGTTTCGCTTGTTGAGCGCGGTGCTCAAGCTGAGCGGTGGGGCTATTGCGGGGTGTTGCGCAACCGGATTAGTCGCGTAGGTACCAAACCGCAGACGCTGGAAGCGCAGCGATGACTGACTGGCAAGTCACCGATCCGCACAAGATCATAGCGATTGGCTTTTCAGAGTTTCTCACCTCTTCATGGCTGAAGGCCACAAAGTCAGTGCTGCCGCATTTTGGGCATTTTGGGGTGTATTCACTAGCAGGCTTGCGGTCCAATTTCGTATCTCCTTATCCAGCCGTCGCGCCGGACCGACTTCATACCTCAAATATCCTTCGCTTTCCACCTATTCTGACCAACCTTCGCGGCATCGTTTAGATGGTCGGTCGTGCATATCGGCGGCGATTTTTGCGCGAAGGCTTGCCAGGCTGTATTCTGCGCACCTGCCAAACACCAGACGATTACGCCGAAACGAGCCATACAACGGCCATTGGCGAGCCGTGCGAGCAATGAAAGCTTTCACGGCCGGATGCACATGCGATTTAGGAGCGACAAATGCTTAAGGAAGTACCGAAGCCGGAAGCCCCTGCGGCCAAACTCAGCCTTCAGGAAACGCTTCATAAGATTAGGCCCGATATTGATCTTGAAACCGTTATCGGCCTGATCATTGATGAGGCAAGCTACTACAGGGATAACAAGGATGTGCAGCGGGCCGGTGCTCGGGCTGTCAATCATTACTATAAGTTTGGCGAGAAAGAGAAGCGCAAGTTCACCTTGCCTCGCCTGGGGTTCACCCGAACCCTGACGCCAAGCGTCGTCACGCGCGGTCGGACGCTGTATTACACAACCGCAACCAGCGACAACGCATCGTGGCTGTATCGCTGCGTCTTCCCCTTCAAAACCGATGGGGTCCAGAGCAATGACATTTTCATGTCAGGCACAAACCTGCTGAGCACCATTCTTATTGCGGTCTTCTCTTCGAAGAAGATTGTCATGATGCGGCCAATTTACACGCCAACAACGGTGTATCTGATCCAGCTGTGCCGGCGGATAGGCGTTCACGTCCAGTTCGATTACGACGACCTGCTGCTGCCTGAGTTTGCAAGGCAGAGAGGAGCTTGCCGCTCTGGCCTGCGCGGGCACAAAGAGGATTTCAGCGAATCGCTGAAGCAATCTTCACTCGCTTCGCATGCCGAATCCTTCACATGCTCCACAGAGGCTATTGCCGCCGAGCTCAGGAAAATAAACCCGAATGTGGAAGTGCGGAAAAACAAACTTCCGGTTTCCATGTTCGAGGATCAGATTGAGATGCTCGCCAGGGTGAAGTCAAAAACCCCTGAGCATCGGAAGCTGAGAATCCTCTATTTGTCTGGCAGCAACACCCACAAGCGCGACTTCTCGACCATCATGGGTCCGCTGGTCAGGATCGCTCAGGAATATCCTGACCGGTTCTCCCTGACATTCATGGGTAGCCTGTCGGATTACTCCGGCCTGTTTCGCACGTTAGGTGTCCAGTCCGACGTCAAGCCTTCGGTGGATTTTTCGGAAATGCTCAAGATAATTCGAGAGCACGATGTTGTTCTCGTGCCTCTGGAGTTCAGTGTTTTCAACCACTGCAAGTCAAACATCAAGTACGTAGAGAGTGCATGCCAGGGCGTTCCGGTGATTGCAAGCTCGGTGGCCGAGTTCGCTTCCTCCATAAAAAACGGAGTGAACGGCTGGCTTTGTGATGATGAGCATCAGTGGTATGACACCCTGAAAAAGGTAGTCCTAAAGCCGAGGTTGACGGTTGACTGTGGTGTCAGGGCGTTCGCGCACGCAAAAGCGGAGTACAGCGTATGAGCCGGAAGAACCGTCCAGTGAACAAGGGCGCAGCCCAAAGCCCTGCGATCACCAAAACCGACAGCGTCCTGGCCGACGTGTACAGCAAGAAAACGGTCGCACAGCAGAAGGAATACAAAGCCGGCGCTGTCACGGGCTCAATTCACCCTTTGGATCGAGTATTGGAGGGAGAATTTATTCTCTATGTCGCTGCCAACCCGTCACAGGTGGAGATGGCTTGCGCGATGTCGGAGAGCAGCAGGTTCAACTCCTACATCTATAGCGAAGGGTTTGACTTCTACGACCTGTCGCTCGACTACAAGCGCGCTGAGTTCCTGGGCTCATTGAAGAACGTTGCTGCAATCCTCAAGAGGATCACTCGCATCGTCACCTATATTGGCCAGGTGAATTCCAACATTCGCAAGGAGTACCGGAATCTCCTGTCTGCAGCTCTGAAGCTGGAAATCCCGATTATCGAGCTGCCTCACGGCCTGATCCAGTCTGGCTATAACCTCGACGATGACTCGCGCTTCATTGACCTGTCGTCCTACTATGAAGGCATCGGAAAGAGTCTGCCTTCAATCGCTTCCATGCGGTTGACCTGGTATGGCGAGAACAGCGTTGGGTACCCACGCCATAACGCGTTCAAGAACTTCAAGGACAAGATCGTCCCTCGCTACACAGTGATCACCACAAACACGAACTGGTTCCTGTACTCCGTCGAGGACAAGCGCCACTTCTTCAACGTGGTGTTCAAGTTCGCCGAGAGGCACCCTAACCGGATCTTCATCTGGTCGCCTCATCCTGCTGAGTCGAATGAACAGACCTACTCCAACCATGTGATCCCGCTGCGCCCGGCGAACGTGCTTACGTACGGACTGACAAAAGACATCTTTTTCGATGGCATCGAAGGATCAAACGACCTCATCGCCTACTGTGAAGACGGGATCTCGACTCTCAGCACTTGCATCCTCGAGTACGAAATCCACAAGAAGAACGTTCAAGTGTTCTCTACTGTTGGAGTCGAGAACATATTGAGCGCCTTCACAAGCTGCAAAACGTTCGAATCCATTGACGAACTGAGCGAAAGCTCGGAGCCAGTAATCACTGGCATGCTTGAGGACTACAACAACGAACGGTTCGACGAGCTGGTGGCGATGGCGCCGAAGAGTGATCCTCGGAACAGTATTTACTTGGACCTTGCCTGATTGCCCGCGCTTTTCAGCGAGTCGTAGGATCTTTGGCAGGCCAGTCCGGCCCGACGACTTGCTGTAAGCGCTGCCGCCAGTTCGCCCGCATATCCATCAGCTTCTGATCGCAGGTCGGCGAGCAAATCGGCAAGGTCTGCGATTGTCTTGCCTCGCTCGGCAAGTCGGGTATTGAGGGCGGCTCGATCGGCAAGCAGCTTTGTGGTTTGCTCACGCAGGCTGTCAACGTCAGCGCGCTGCTCAGCAGCAAGAGCATCATCTTCTTGTTTCTGGTCGGCTGCATCTTGGCGCACCTGGTCAATGTCGCGTTGGCGTTGCTGTTCAGTTTCGCGGGCTTTCTCGCTGGCCTTGGCTGCCTTCGTGGCGATTTCTGCCTTGTAGTCGGAAAGCTCGGTGCGCGCATCGCTGAGCCGCAGCGTCTGGTAACCCAGTCCTATAGCCAGCACCGCCATCACGGCACCGACCACCCAAACCCAGGCCGGGACGAGCTTTATCGCGGCGATCACGCCAGCACCCCGCCAGCCGCCACGTAGCGGTCAAGTAGGTCCTGCGTTCCGTGCTCGCGCTGACCGTACCCGGCCCCGGGCAGGCTCGCCCATATATTCCGGCACTTGGCGATGGCCGACTCAATGCGCCCAGCCTTGATGTCGCCCAAAGCGCTGCGCTCCTTAATAAGCTGCAGGGCCCAACGGTCCTGGCTGATCGGTCCGAAGTCGGGCAGCTTCAGTTGGTCACGGTAATGGGCGTAGTCCTTCAGCATGAACTGGTACCGGCCCGAGGCGTTCGATGTCTGGCCGCTCCGACTGAACACTTTCGACTTGCGCCCGCCGGCGAACGGATGCGCGCTGTAGTCGCTGAACAGTTCCAGCACGCCATCAGTGCCGGTGACGATCACGTTGTAACCGTCATCGCTGCGGCGCAGGTTGTCGGAGCCCAATTCGGACCAGGCCAGCATGTCGAGGAAGGCCAACACATTCTGGCCGCCGGCCACATCAGGTGTAATTCGCGGCATTCACTTTTCTCCAGACGAAAAAAAGCCCCCATTTGGCGGGCAATGGTTCATGTGTGTGTTAGGTCAGGCTGGCAGTATCGTCCGGAATTTCCCATGCTGTTCCATTGAAGTAGCAGTGGAAAACACGGAAGTTGTTCGCTCCAGCTGCACCTGCTGGCAGCGTCTTGATCTGCGTTGGCGAACCGGTGGAGGCGCCGCTATAAATGTTGAAGGTCGAGTTCGAACCACCAATCTGCCGCAGGATAATCGTGCACTTGTCACCCAGAACTGCCGAGACCGTATCCAGATAGTGCGCACCTACATAGGCACCAGCGCCCGCAACAAGGCTTTCTTTGATGATTGGCGCATCAACCCGAGGCTTGATGTTCCGCGTGAACGCAGCGTTCCTGTTGGCAACCACGCTGAACTCTGGAACAGCTGTTGATGTTGCCGGAAGCTTGATGCTTGATTTTTCCGCACCAGAGCCCGTGAACACGATAGGGTTGATGCTTGGTGTTCCTCGCTCGTTGACGTTGTCTGCAAGCTTGAAGCGACTCACGGGGCCGACAAACTCAACCCAAGTACCAACCGTGTCACCGCTAATACCCTTGAGAGTAACGCCTGCTGCAAGTCCTGCCGCAGAAGCCGAAACCTGTAGTGCCTTGGTGAGTGTCCCTATCTCTCCGCCACTGATTTCTTCTATCACAACATCGGGTGTATCCAGCAAAATTACGCCAACGCCAGCATCCGTGAAACCAGTACCTATCCGAGTTTGGACCTGGCCGATCGTAAGTCCAGCGCAGGAAGACGCCTCAATGGCGCCATAGCCTAGCCCGTGGGCCGCAAAGCTTGAGTCTCTGTAAAACTGGTTGGTACCGATGCTGATGTGCCGCCTACGCTCCATTCGAATGCCACGATATGCGCAGTTGAGGTGATTGCCGTAAATGAATCCTCCTGGCTTCGATGGGTTCGAGTCGCAGATGATGCCTTCCCACGACCCAACGATCTCTCCATCGTGTATGGAAAAGCCCTCGGCGTAGTCGGAGACTCGCAGGCCCGATCGGAGTCCGCGCATTTTGTAGGCTTCGACATTGACGTTGACCACGCCTCGAAGACCTTTCAGCAAGATGCCGTTGTCTTGAACCTGTCCAGCATCCGCGTTTTGCGCAACGTAAAAGCCCTGAATGAAAAGCGTGGCGATATTAGCGCTCGCGCAATCACCGATGACAATGTTGTCGGCACAACCTGCCGCTCCCCGTACCGCGATGTTTTGGAATGCCCACCGTTGGCTTTTATTGAAAGCCTCGATGTTCGCCGCAGTCTTGATAGCGGAAGCGGCAAAAGATCCAGTGTTGTACAGGGTAAGATGAGCTGCACCGCCGAGATTGTATGAGGTGGCCTTGTACGTAAACTCAATGCCAGTCGCCCCTGGCTCACCTGCGTAACTGAGCAGTGTTGCGCTTTCGCCAGCGCCAACTGGAAAAACGTTCCCGGGGAACTTGCTACCCGTGATGTTGAAGTTGCCGCGGGGAAAGTAAATTAGCCCGCCGCCAGTGTTTGATACTTCGTCAATAAGCGGCTGGAGGTGTGGGGTGGTGAGCGTTCCTCCGGGGACCACACCGTAATCGAGCACATTCACGCTCAGACTTTTGATCGAATCGATCAGCGCCTGAAGGTCTGATTGACGAGCAATCGTCGCCGGAAGCCAGTCTTCAATGATCAGACCATTGCTATCGGCCTGCGGGGTCTTGCCTGGTGCTGGGTCAAGGGTGAAGCGAGCATTGATCTCAGCTACGGCAGCCAGGCTGTCGTTCGCGGTCCAGCCTTCAGCCTTATAGAGGTACTCGGCCTGATCCTCAGTGTTGAAATATCGATCACCCTCATGCAGCGGGAGTCCGTCATCCCGGGTGACCGGTGGGACAGCCGCTGGCTGGAGAAAGCCCGCTGTACGCGAGGTAGCAACATCAGCAGCGTCCTCTGCTGCCTGGGCGGCCTCGTTTGATGCAGTCAGGGCATCCTCGATTGCCTGAGATGACATGGCGGTCTTGCCAGTGTTGACGGCGGCGCCTGCCTGATTCTGCCAGACCGTATAGATGGTGTTCGCGTCAGCGGACTGCACAAGGAAAATCCCGCCATCAGCGGTAGCGGCCAGACCGGCAGCCGGGGTCTGATAGATGGTGGTAGCGATGCTGATTTTTTCGGCGGCATCCGACTGAATTTCCAGGATGACTTGTTTCAGGTTCTGAATATTCCCTGAATCGGTAGGGATCGTTCCCGCTGCTACAGCATCGTTGGCAAACCGGAACAGGATGTTGCTACCGACTTCTGCTCTTACGGTGGCGATCTCGAGCCGCTGAGTCTGGTCAGCCATGTGATTTCCTTGGGGCGAATTTGATGAGCGCGACCAGGAGCGGTCGACGTATTGAGTTATGAAAGCCAGTTGCTGGAGAAGAAGTCGCCGCCACCAGAAATGAGCATGTCGGCTACGGCGTCGAAGATCGTGTCGATCTGATCATCGTGGTCGTGGGTGTCGTCGGCGGTGAACGCGGATGCTTCGGTGAGGAACGTCGGAACCCAGTCCGTGGGGGCAATGGCCACGCCCCGGTGATCCTTCACCTGGTCGATCTTGTTGCCGTGCTCGTCGTAGATGGCGGGCACGAAGACCCGACCAGACTTAAACCACGGCACGGCATCCATGCAGCGCACTACTTTGTTGCTGGCGGGGCCGCGCGGCTGGGGTTGAATCTGGATCGATCCCTTTTTGCTGATCGTCTGAATCAGGCCGGTGCCGCTCGACTTGTCCTCGACTCGCATGTAGCGAAGGGTTGCTGGTCGGAAGTTGTCCCAAGGCTGCCAGCGCTGCCAGACCTTGAGCGCTTCGGTCTCCAGATCACCCGCATCCCATTTGCCGCGAACAATCTCGATGATGTAAAGGTTGCCATCTATGCCCAGGCCGCAGTGACTGAACACCGAGAAGTCGTGCTGCTCGTCGGTCTTTTGAGCGGTGTCGACATACACGCCGCGCCAAACAAGAAATGGCAACTGCTCGTAGGTCGGGAACCAGTCGGCATCGATCATGCCGCCAGTCAAGGCGATGGGTGACTGCTGGTACTGGCTGACCAGTGTGTAGGCATCACGGTCCCACAGCGCCATCAAGTCAAATACCGATTCCTTTGCAGGCCAGTACGACCAGTATTCAACGCCGCCTCGGACTACTGAGGGCCCGCTGAATACGTCGCGCTCGGCGTGCTCACGGATCTCGCGCGGTAAGCCTTCGATGTACTCGCGCGTCACCAAGGCTGGAACCTTGATGTGCGAGAAATCGAGGCCCATGCCGCCGGCGAGCAGGAAGCCAGATACGTCATCGGTGTGCAGCCGCTGCTGAGTGCATATAACCGGGGTGTCAGGTGACGCACGCCGACTGCGTAGCGTGTTGACCACGATCCGCTGAGCTTTGGCGCGCATGGTCGCGCTGAATGCGCTGTCGGCTTTTTCCGGATCATCGAGGTTGATGAATCCGCTGAAGCCTTCCGAGATGTACCCGCCCCGGACGCCAGTGATCTGTCCGCCAGTTGAGCGGCTGAAGATCTGATGCTTGTTGCGCCCGTTGTCGTCGGTGACGATCCAATTCGCGACGTCAGCTTTCCCCAGAGCGCAGGGCCAGAGCTCCTGATATTCAGCGCTGGTGATGATCGACTTGATGCGGTTGGAGTTTTCTTCGACCAGCGATTTCGAGTAGGAAACGCTCAGATTGCGCGTCCGGTCGAACTTCGTCATCACGTATGCAGGCAGGTGAATTGACCAGTATTCGGTCTTGGTGCCACCTGGTGGCATGTTGAAGACGACGTTCTTGAGCTTGCCCTGCAGGACCTGCTGGGCGGTGTAATCCATGTAGCGGTGATGCCAGTTGCACAGAAACTTCATCCCCTGATTGATCTGGAAAAAGACGCGCATGAACGCGAGCGGGGAATGCTCGCTGATCATTTTGGATGCTTCTTTTTCCTCCCGACTCATTGTTTCCCAGTCGAGAAGCGCGGTCATAGGCGATCGAGAACAGATTCGAGGGTTTTCTTGTCCACCGTAACCTGCGACTTCGTTTCGATAGCGCCGCCATTCTTGCCGGTCAGCTCAACGATTTTCTTGTCCAGGCCCAGCAGCTTGGCTTTACCCATGGTCGCTCCTACGGCGGCGGCAGCTTGTGGCGTCTCCGCCGATAAAGCTGCCTTGCGGGCCTCTTCCAGCTCAAGCAGGAGAGTGTCTACGGTGATCTGGTGACGATCCATCACGCGCTCGCGCAACTCTGCCAGCCGCTCCTGAACCTGAGGCAGTTGAAGGACGTTGTACCCTTCGCGGCCAATCGTGGCCGTGGCCATGTTGGCGGTGCTGTAGGCGATGCGGTATGACTCGGCAGCATTCGCGGTTTCAACGTAGGCAAGACAGAACTTTTCCATCTTTTCGCTGAATTTACGCTTGCGCTTCACTTCCATATCACACCTGCGGACTTACCAGTTTCCACTTGTACCCGACCCACTTCGGGATCTTGTTCGCTGTGAAAATTGGAGGTTTGGTTTCGGTCGTTCCGGCTGGCAGCAGCCAGTTCCCGGGAACCATTGGATCGGCGTCGGCCAGCGTCTCACCCATGTACCAGCCATCAGCGTCGTATTGATAAACAGTCTTCTGGCTCATAGGTATCTGATCCACCGCACTTGAACGAGGTTGACTGGGCGGGCTTCAGGGCCACCGTTCGTGCCAATGCTGACGACGTGCGTGTGGTTACCTGCCGCAGTCGTTGAAATGGTCTGATAGCCATCCGTGGATAGGTCCCCAAGCACCGCGTTTCCCCCAACAGATGTCGAATCAGCCAAGATTTTTTCACGCTGAAACGTCGTCGAGTGCTGGTGCTCACCGGCATTACTGGTAGAGGCAGAGTGACCGTGCTGAAGGTTCTGGCTCGGCTGTGGCGTATTGCCTAATCCGCGACCGGTATCTACGCCTCTACCGTCATCAAGCATGCGTGGGAACATGCCGCGCCAATCGGGAAGCCTGAACTGGGTGCTGAGCTCGCCGCCGGTGTTGTAGTCGGTGGTGATTTTGGCGAATAGCTTCGGGTATGCCGATCGGAGCAGTAACGCGCCGTTGCATTTCAGCCAGCCCGAGTCAGGCGAGCCGTTATGGGCGACGTCCTTATATTCACCAACGGTGAAACTGGAATACAGGCTCGCGCCGATGAGACGCCAGTAAGCAGCGCTGCTGGGAGGTGAATTACCGACATTGCCGTCTGCGATCGACTCGTAATAGAGGCCGTCTTCTGCAAGGCAAGGCGCCCCGTTTGAGTAAACCGCCTCGTTATGCCAGGTCATCGCGCCATGGCGCTCGATGTCCTGCAGCGCTGAGTCGACCCGGTTATGCCAATAATTCTCCTGGCCGGCAGGAGGTGCGTCCTTGTCCTGGCCGCCTTCCCAGCCGGTGCCGATCCTGAGGTCACCGGGGTTCTGAAAAACCGTCGAAACATTCTGCGTCTCGACGTCTTCTGCCCAGCGCTTGTTAAAGGCTTGTCTTGCCATCAGGACACATCTCCGGGCAGTGTGAAGTTTGCAAAGTTGTAGATGCGGTCAGAGGCCTGCTCGATCGCGGCGATGTTTGTCGGCAGGATGAATATCTGGCCGATGCGCGTACCTTGCGGGCGAGGGATGATGTCGAAGTTGTCGAGCAGGTACTGCGTGGTGTTGTCCAGTTCTGAGGCGATTCCGATGTCGAATGACTTGTCGCCGTTGCTTGCGAGCGCGGTCACCTTGACGCCGATCACGATTTCCAGAAGCTGAATGATGCTGTCGCTGGTGCCGTCGCTGACATTACGTGCGATCTTGGCCTTGATCAGTTTCCGGTACAGGTCATTGTTGAGCGGCGCGTCGACCGCGGCACCATCACCGATGTAAGGAGCGACGTTGTAGTTGGTGTAGCTGTCGTTCCCTGCGTAGCCGAAGACGTCATATGCTGCCCCGCGAAGGATCGGCCGAGGGATTCCCACGATACGACCGATCACGTCCAGCTGTTCGCCGGTTACCGTGTCAACGTCATAACTGCCGTAGATCTGGTCGATAGCGGGTTCCAGGCTATCGTTGGCGACCTGAGGCAGATGCGTCAGCCACTTCAGCATGAGTGGCTTGCCGCGATACTGGTTGATGATCCGCTTCTTCGCCCGCTCGACGTGGTCCATGTTCATAGCGTCACCGTAACGTCGATGTTGTCAGGATCGAAGGTGGCCATCTGCGCGATACCCGGCTGGATAGGCGTTAAGCCCTGGCTTACGGCGCTGGTCCCGATCGTCAGGCTGATGATGTAGCTGTCGCCGTACTGCCCAAGGATCTTGTTGACGGGTGTGTACAGTCGGCCTACCGGAACAAGCTCGCCTATGTCGTAGCCGCCCTGGTTGAATCCGGACACCGATTCGCCGGCAAATAGCGACTTGGTCGAGTCCTCGATGATGGCCGTCCTTAGACGATCCTCGATGTCGAAAGGAAGGTTTCCGACCTTTTTGACATTCAAAGCAACGAACACAGGAAGCCCGACAGCGCGCTGGAAGGTCATTGTTTCCACGTTGCCGGTGGTGGGAGACGTTACCTCGACCTTCACCCCGGTAGCTCCCGGTGGGTCAACCCATGTGTCTGTCTTGGTGCTATAGCGCGGATACATCGGGGTGCCTGGGTTGTATTTCGCATACATCGCTTTGCCGATGTCTGCATCCGATCCACCGTTCACAATTACCGCGATGGCCGTGTACGGAATCCCGTCTGGATCCGTTGGCGAATCACTGTTGTTCTCCAGGATCTTGACGTCGGTGACCCCTGACACGTTGGCGATGCTGGCCAGCATGTTGTCTTTCATGTTGCTGCCAGCCAGCGCTACCGAGTTGTTTCGGCGCGCCCTGAACTCAACATCGGACTCTGCCGCCTCACCAGGTGTGGCCTCGCCGTTGGTAACAGACGACCAGCCTGGGTAAGGAGTGCCAATGATGCTCAGCTCGCCGGCCCCAGCCAGAACTCGGCCAGAGGTCGAACAGGTCGCGAATCCCGTCGCGCTCTGGCTGATGCCGATAACGATGGCTGAGGTTGTCAGCCACAGCGTGTTGTCGATCTTGCTGCGAATCTGCGAAAGAGCTGGCAAGACCGTCCCGGCAGGGCCTGTGATGGTGATAGGCGCGACCGAATAGGTAGCGGCGCGAATCTGCACGCCTGAGATTTTCCCGATGTCGCGCAGTGCCTCGCCCGTCGCGCTGTCCGGATCCTTGCTGCGGTAGGCCGCAACCACACCCTCGTCCAGGTTCGCCATCAGTTCGGCCTCAATGCCGACCAGCTCCCCATCCGGCGAGTCAGGATCAAGGTTCCAATCCGGATCGATGGCCAGCAGCTTTTGTTTGAGGGCCGCCAGGTAATCGTTGAGCGATTCGCCAGTGATGCCTTGATCTGTGATTTCAGCCATTAAACGATCGCCTGCACGTAGTTGATGTCTGCGCTGTCGCCATTCGAGCTGACGATCGTCGCGCTCACTGTGAGTTCGCGGGTTGCAGGGTCCGAGGTAACGCTGAAGGCGGTCATGCCGGCGCAGCCCGGGGCAAGGAGAATCCGGCGACGGATGACCGCTTCGCGTGACGCGAGCCGTGACCCCTTGCCCAAGACGCTGCCGAACCAGTCGGTACCGTCCGAGGTATCAAGAAACCACTCTCCAAGAAAGAATTTGAGCCGCGTGCGCACGTTCTGGGCGACCTCTTCGGCGGTGTAGCCGGTCAGCAGCTTGTTTTGACCCAAGGCCAGATCGCCGTCTGCATCTAGTTTTCTGACTGTCATGGGATAGGTACCAAGCTTGTTCCGTCACCCGACTCGACGCCGGAGGTCCTGTGTGTTTTCAGGCTGATTTCGCCAGCGAACACATCGTTAGGGGTTGTGACCAGGCTTGCAGGGGTTATGGTTACGCCGTTGATGTTCACAGTGCCGTCGGCAGCGATGGTGATGAAGCCAGATCCATTGCTAAGCGAGATGGATGCGTCATCTTTTAGCCACGCGTACATCGATCCGCTGTTATTTCTCAGCCGGATGCCGTTGTTAGCGAAACCAGTGATCGCGCCCGGGATCGAGCGGATTCCCGGCATGAAATAGGCGTCATTGATCGAGAATCGGCGTGGCTCCGACTTCACTGCAACGCCGCCTTGATCGACCCAGGAGTCGATGCACTCCTGCGAGAAGAGCAGCGCGCCCTCTGTGCCAGCGTCGACGCGACACTCCAGCGTTCCGCCAGAAGCACCCCAGAACTGCACCGGCACATGGATGATCGGCCGGCGCTCAGTTTTTGCGCCTTGGCGGTCCTCCAGCATCAGCCCGATCTGGACTTCGGCCAACTGGCTCACAGGATCAAAGCTGAGGACATGGCCGGGGATGCTGGTGCGTACGTTGTCTTTCAGGTACTCGCCGAAGATCTCCCGCAGCATCTTTGAGAACTGCGCCTGCGTGCGCGACGAAAGCGGATCGTTCATCGAGTGGCCCTATCGGATATCCCTGACTGAGCAGCCGCGCTGAGGCGCAGACAGCTGATATGTGTTTCCCATGGGTCGCCGTGGGAGTCGCCCAGGAAGGCCAGAGAGTTGACCTTGTAGAAGCCCTCGCCGATGGTGCGCGGGACCTCGTAGAAATACGCCCCGGAGAATTCGAAGTGAGGCGCCATCGACTCAAGCTTGATGGTGCTGCCGAGCTTCAGCGCAGGGTTGAGCACTGAGCGGATGCCGATCTCGGTGTCAGTCACCACTGGCGAGCCGATCATTCCCGTCGCGGAACTGATCGTGTAAACCTGATTCGGCATGGCGAAGCCGCGTTTGATGATCTTGATGGCGCCGTTTTCAACCATCCAATCAAACTGGAATGTCTCTGCCAGTTCATTCATGCACGCGGTGGGGCTGCCTTGGAGCACCGTACCGCGCGACCGCCGTTTGAGCCCGGAGAAGTCACCGTAGAACCTGATTTCTGCGTTGAACGGCTCTGCGCACGCCTCGATGATCTGAACCGGGTCTGTCTCGGCCGAAAGCGTCAGGTTGATAATGTTCTGATCGCGCTCCTTGGCGGAGGACTTGCAGAAGAACCGAACGCCACGGGTAGAGCCGCCATCCTCCAGCACGCGCTGGGCGTTGGTGATCTGCCCGGTGAAGATGTTGCCGAAGAGGCCCGCATAACCAGCATCGAAAGAGATGAACTCGTATTTCTTGGCGATTCCGTCGCCGAGCATCTGCCGAGTGGTGTATGCCGAGACGTTATAGATCGTGATTTCAGCAACGCTGAATGCGCCGCCGGCGAAGTGGATCACCTGGAAGGTGACCCGGAGGCCATCGCCGGTGACATCCATTTCGTAAGTCAACGACCCCGTTTCGCGACCGACCTTCAGCCGGTACCGGCGCATGTAGATTTCGTCAGCCATCGGACCACACCAGGGTATTCGTGATGCCAAGGTTGGCGGGTGTCGGCTGCTCGCCCTCCAGCACCAAGGACCCGTACTCAGTATCCGAAGGCGGATAAAGGCCGGCGAGTAGATCGACGTCTGGTAGCAAGTAACGGCCCGCCGTGAGTGTCGCGCCCAGCGGCGTCAGGATGTTCACGCGAAACACGCTGAGCCGAACCATCCACTGGAGCTCAATGGTGAGCGTGTTGTCACCCAGCCCGGCGCTGAAGGTTTGAGCAGGAAGGGCCTGAACCTCGACCTTGTACCGACTCATGCGATGACCTCCACGGACGCCGAGCCGGTCGTAACCATTGGCGCACCCTGAGTGGCAATCGGATCGTTCTGCGCCAGCTGGTCAGCAGAGGTGACGCCTTGGCCGACTTGGGAGCTGATGCGCCGGATCTCCTGAAGCTCGGCGATGAATATCAGGCCGTCTTCGTCTTCCGGGCGCGTCCGCTGATCAAGTCGAATGATGACCATCTCGGGCATGGTCTCGTATTCGGTCACCAGTTCGATGGGGGCGCGCGACTTGAGCAAGGCCGATAGCGCGCGCCAGGTGGTGGCCGAGCGTGTCTCGTCGCTGCCCGCAAGCAGGTAGGCCGACACCGCACTGATTGCCGCGCCAGCTACGCCGCCAACAGCCGAAGCGACTGCTCCAGCCCCCATCATCCCGATATCGTCAAGGCCAATCCCCAGCGGGGTGTTGGACACGGCACCCGTCAACAGGTAGCGATCAGGAAGCAGAATTGCATGATCGTTGACGTTTGCCCCGAACTCGACCGGGAACTGCGTCAGCTGGATCGCCTTGCTGGTGACGCCCTCAAGCTTGGCATCGAACTCGATAAGCCCCAGAGCAGGCAGCGTTTTCGAAAAGATGCTCATAACGCCGCTCATGACGCTCATCGTTCTGGGCTCCTGAAATCTTCCATCGTTGACTCAGTCAGTCCGCTCATCTGCTCGTTGTAGAGCTGCTTGACCTTTTCCGTGTCGGCGCCGTGGATATGGAACTGGCGGTTATCGGTGTAGGCAGGGGCTGCCGCGGCTGGCATGGCCTGCTGACTCGGGGCTTCTGCGGCTTTGGCCGGGGGCTGCACGACCGCATCCACTGAGTATTCCCGTGGCGGTTTGCGGTAGGAGTCGAGCCACGACTTGGTCTGGTCTAGAAAGCCTTCCTGCGGCTGCTCTGGCTTTCCGTAACCGGCGCGGAGCTTCGTCAGTTGCTCGTCGGTGACTTCGGGAGCCGCCGACTTGGTGTTGCCTGACCCCGCATATGACTGGGCCAGTTCGCCGCGACGCTGCGCCTCACCTGCACGGTCGGCAGGCCGCTCGTACTCCGATGAAACGATTCCAGCAGCTTCCTGCGGGCTGGCGGCGAGACGCAGCTTGTCGCCGGCGGCGCGCTCCTTGCCCCGCGTCAATTCATGGTTGATGAACTCAAGCTGCTCAGCGGCAGAGGCTTTGCGGATATCTTTGCCTGAGTACTTCGCGAAGTTGTCCTGGCGGTCCTTATGCCACTGCGCCAGGCCGTAAGCCTGGCCGCCGTCACCGACAGCATCCGACCGGAAGCCGCTTTCCTGCTCGATGTTCGCAGCGATACCCATGGCCTGCTCTTCGGTCCAGCCTTTCTGCCGGAAGAAGTCGATCGTCGCGCCCGCCGCTTCTGCACCGCCTTTCTTCAGGCGGTTGTTGAGCAGTTCACCGTCTTCGCCCTCATTCAGCTTGCTCGAATAGAGCACAGCGGCGGCAGTCCCGCCGGCAACTGCAAGCATGGACGCCCCGCCAGCCGCGGCACCTGCACCGGCAGCACCCGCTGCACCTGCCGCGCCGGTAGCAGCAGCGCCAGCACCGGCTGCGCCAAGGCCGACCAACGCCCGTAGCGCGGCCAGCCCCTTGAGCGCACTCGCTCCACCCATCAGCGCAACGGCTACCGACACAAGCTCGATGTTTTTCGCCAGACCGCCGAAGAACTCCTGCAGCCCTGAATCGACCAATTCCTTGTTGTCTCGGTAGAAGGCGACAAAGTCTTCGGCCATTTCGGCGAAGGCCGGCGCCAGCTCACCCGCGATGGTGTTGCCGATGTCGGTGAACACCTGATCCAGTTCGCTGGACGCCTTCGTCAGACGGGCAGAGTCGTCGATCTGCTTCTGTGTCATAACGGCCAGCTTGCCGCGAACGTCCAACTGCCTTTCGACCTCGGCGCGACCGCGCATCAGCAGGCGGACCGTGGAATCATCAAAGCCCAGCGCGTTACCGGCCAGACGCTGATTGAGCGGCGTCATGTGTTCGAACTCGCCCGCGATGTTGGCGAGCGCTTCAGCTGTATCCTGCGCCTTGATGATCACGTCGGGATTTAGCCCGAGCTTTGCCACATCCCCGAACCATCCGGTGTTGCCTGTGATGGGGGATGCCATCAGGTCCTGAATCTTCTTCATTGCCGAAAAGGCGTCGGCAGCGTTGCCTCCCTGTGCTGCCAGAGCCTGGCCGAGAGCCTGCACGTTCTGGGTGCTGAGCCCGGTCAATTTGTTGAAGTTGTTCAGCTCGGTGCCAGCGTTCTTGAAATCGCCTACCACCTTGTCGATCGCGAGCTTGCTGGCCAGCACGGCGCCGAACTGCAGGGCGGATCTGGTGAGCCCGCCGAACGCCGCGTCGGCCTTCTGGAATGACTTCTCGTCGACCTTGAGTCCGAGCGAGATAAGGAACGATTCCAACACCTTCACGGGCTGTTCTCCTGGCTACTTGGGGCGATTGGCTTCAGCCAGATGGCGGGCGTACAGCATTTCATCCATGGCGAGATTGGCCCGCCTCACCCACCCGAGCGAGTAGGTGCCGTCCTGCAAGTCCTTGTAGGTGCACAGCGGCGGGCAGAGACCGGGAATCCCTATGCAGGGACGCCAGAGCTCCCAGTCGATTGCGGGGTTGAGTCGTTCTCCTGACTCTGATCCACCGCCTCGGCTGAATCGGTAGATTTCTGGAAGAGGGTCAGGAGTCCGGTAAAATCCTCGAACGCATTCCCCAGCGCCAGAACGACCAGGGTGAAGTAGGTCTTCAGGCGTCCGGAGAAGTCATTCAGCGTGAGCGGCGTGGTCTCGCCTTCCTTGAAGAGCTTGCCCAGCATGCTGTCGCAGATGAAATTGAAGTCATCCTCCGGAACGCGCGAGAGCATGGTGCCGACGATGCTGCCAGCAATGGCGATCGAGGACGCGCCGCCAACCTCAGCCAGCGCCAGGCCGCGAATCATCGGCTCGACCCCGTACTTACCCAGCCGGAACAGCACGGCGCGCTGCTTCTCTGCGCTGGGCATGGCAAAGCGGTAGGTCACACCCTCGAACGTAATTGTCCGAACCATGGACTCAGCGGCATTCATACAATCACGCCTTTGTTGAATTCCATGACGAAGGTGGCGTCGTTCATGCCTGGGCCGCCTCGGGCCATGGATTTGCCTTTGGTGACCACACCCTCAGAAAAGACGCCGCCTTCCAGTCCCGCGATAGACGCGTACGACCCGGACACCTCGGCCTTCGCAGTTACCTGCGATTGCATCGCCAAAGCTTGAGGACTGCCCGGCATGAAGTTGACAGTCAGTCTCAGCCCTGGGTTTTTACGGTGAAAGCGCACTGCATTGCCGCCAAGGCCTCGGGATAGGATTGCGTTGTCATCAATCCACTCAAGGGTAAACGGTGGGTCAGTGCGGCCCCAGTCATCCAGCACACCAACGCCGGTGATCACCACAATCGTGTTTTCTACAGAAAGGTCATTCAAGGCCATGCTCTATTGCTCCTTAATCAACTTGAACCGTGACATCGACGGTATGGATGGCACCGGCCCGGAACAGGCGCATGGTGATGGGGGCGGCGGCGCGGGCAGACCGTTCGGCATCGCTGATGTCGAGGATGTCGTTCGCCACGGTCAGAACCTCGTAACCCCGGCTCAGCACTTCCTCGCCAGTCTCATCACTGGTGTAGGTCTGCGCGCCGAGATAACCGTTGTCGATGAACTTCTCCCCGATCTGGGCAGCAGCATCGATCAGGATTTGCTGGCCTTCAGGGGTCTGCTTGGCCTTGGTCGGAATCGTTGCGAGGGCGTTGTACAGGCCGACAGTGAGGAAGTTGACGAAGGCGTCCAGGTTGAACACATCGTCGATGAACTCGCCGAACGTCGAGGTCGATTTCGAGTTGATGACGCGCCCGTTGTCGACTTCGCCGCCGGTCTCCACCTTGGTGTAGAACACGGCGCCTTTCTGCTTCATCGCTGCGTATGCAGTCTTGGTCAGGTCTTCAGCGTCGATGCCCGGCAGTTTCTTGAATTCACCGGTGATTGTGGTGTTCGCCGCGTTGAAGTTCACGCGACTGAATACGGCGGCCAGTTCAAAGCCAGCGTAGGGCGCAGTTGCGTGGCTGAGCACGAACATGCGGCGCGAACCCTGCGTCACTGCTTTGCTGACGATGTCCGTCGACAGCGATGGATCACGCACCGCTGCCTGGCTGGTGGTGTAGGCGTAGAACTTGCCAGCTGCATCGCCGGCGGTCGCCAAGGCAAGCACATCAGCATCGTTCGCGCGAATGGCTGTTTCGAACTCGAACCAGTAGAACCAGACGCCCTTGTTGATCGCGTCGTTCATCGACTCGACAGGCGTGTCGTCCTCGAGGCGCAGATAGATGCGCAGCGACTTCGGCTTAGGAATGGCAGAGAACCAAGCCAGCGCCGCCTTGTATGGGTCGGACGCTATGTCGAAATCCTTGGCTACTGCGGACGGGCTGCCGTAGTCGCGGTAGCTGCCCTCTGCAAAGGTCGCATCGCTGGACGAGTCGAAATCAGCGAAGACCATGCCCGCGCCGAAGTTGGCAGTGCCGAGCCCGGCCGAACTGATCAGCGTGGTGATGTTGATGATGTCTTCAGCCGGATAAGCCATTTACTTCCCCTTGCGCGATCGCGCCAGATTTTTCGGTTTGCACGTTGAAACCGACGCGATAGATCCGCTGCACGCGGTCTTCTGCGATGGATTCGCCGTAGAGGTAGAGAGTGAGCTGGGCTCGTTCTTCCATGGCCGCCTGATACAGGCCGGTCAGGTTGTTCGCCGACGACACGCGCGACCATCCGAGCTTGTCGCGGCGCATGATGTTCTTGATGGGCTCACGCTTGTTTGCCTCGTTGATCGAGGCTGCGTAGGCCATGGCGCCTGTGCGGTAGAAGTTCAGGCTGAACCCCAGCGTGAACTGGGTCGCAACCCGAACGATGACGTCCTCGTATTGAGGGTCGTCCAGTGCCGGCACGTTGCGCTGAGTGACGTTGGCTTGCCCGAACTGCGCAGGGTCTTGCAGGCGAACCGCGCAATACGGTCCCGCTGGAGAAGGGCCGTCAGGGTCGCCGATGATGACGTGATCAGCAGGAAGGCCGGTCGCCGCGACAACGATCCGGCAGACCGTCTTGCACAACGCTTTGGTGTCAAGCATTGGCCTGGCCCTCCAGCTTGGATATTTCGTCCGGATCCAGCTTGGCGATCACGGCCCGGCAGAAGTTGTGCCACGGCCTGAAATCGGTCGCGATGGACTTCCACCAGGTGGCCGGTTTATCAGGCGTCTCGGCGAACACCAGGATGTCGGCGAGCTTTCCTGCGGTTGATGGCTCGATCCCTTTGCCGTCGTTGCGATGGATCACACGCACGTCATTGATCCGCTCTGCACCGATCTGCAGGAATTCGATTTCCTTGTCACTCACCGGCTGCACGTTCGCGTCGAAGGTGTCGAAGTAGACCAAGGTCAGCTTTTGCTCGAAGTCCACCACCGCGCTGGCGTAGCGATTGAGCTGCACGCCCTTGTGGGTGATGAAAGGGCCGCTGACGTGGCCGCGCATGTTCAGGCCCATCAGATTCCCTCTTCGATAGGGTCGCTTCCATCGTCAAGGACGTAGCGAATCGAGCCGAGCAGTCCAGCGTTGCCGGTGTCGATAAGGGGATTGTCAGCCCCTTTTTTGGCTATGGTCGACGCAGCGTTTGCTGGGGTGCGAAGGTCGATGATTTCTTTCTTGACGTGATCCTGGGCGAGGTTGCCCATCTTGTTCAGCAGCATGAGCATGGTCATGTCACCGCTGAGCACTTTGGGGATCATGATTTGTGCGAGGCGCCGGTACTGCGGCGCGCCCTTGTCGATGGCCGGAGCGAGAAACGGTCGCGCTGGGATATGGCCATCGGCAGAGCCGAAGTTGTTCACCGCTGCGATGGTGGCGATGTTATTGCCATCCTCGTAGGTGCCTGCGCCTTTGGGCACACCGACTAGGATTCGAGTGTCGTCTTTCAGTCGTTGTGCAAGATCCTTCAGGGCCTGCTCAACCTGCTGCTTGCCGATGAGGCTTACGGTGGGGGCGATCATACGCAGATGGCTCCCATGCCAGCCCGGTTGACCAGGTGCAGGTATTCAAGGCCATATGGAGTGAGCGCCAGTGCTGCCTCCCACGCCGTCAGCGAGGCGTTCGCAGCAGGAACCGCATAAGACACGGACTCGTCTCGCACGCTCTTGCTGGACACGGCGTAGGGTGTCGAGGCGCTACCGTCCGACGAGGTTGCATCGGAGGTTGCTGCCCTCCACGTCAGATAATGAGCCGTAAGGGCGAACCATCCGCGCTGCAGGAACGAATAGGGCTGGTAAAGGCCCCAGCGGCAGGCGCCGAGCTCACTTTTGGCGATGTTCAGCGCCTTGGTGATCTTGGCGTCCGACCATTTGACCGGCTCTGCGAACTCTTCGTAGAACTCGCGGAAGTCCGCGACGATCTGCGGCGTCACATCAACATTGATTTCTGCCACGTCGCGCACCTCTGAAATGAATAAGCCCCGCACTTGGCGGGGCTTCTGTGTAGCGGGTCAGCCTTACTTCTTGGCGAGCGCCGCCTTCAGGTCCGTCTCCAGCTTCTGGGAACGAGCCTGCTCCTCGGTCAGCTTGTCCTGCGCAGTCTTGAGCTGGCCCGGCAGGTCCTTCAGGTCCGTCTCCAGCTTCTGACGGCTGGACTGCTCAGCAAAGAGCTTGTCCTTGTAGTGTTGATTCTCGTCCTGGAGCGTACGAATCAGTGCTGAATAGTCAGCTCCGCCTTCATCAGCCTTGTCCGGCGCACCAGTAACCAGCACGCCGTGCTGTTCCCAGAACGAGCCTTTCGCCAGTTCGTACTGAGCATCGGTGGTTTGCTCACCGACACCCACCGAGCTGCCATCCGACAGGAACACCGGATTGGCGCTGGTATTGGTGTAAACCTTCTTCGAAGTCATGTGACCTCCTTAGATGCCGTCGACGTAGGCGTGGGACATCGGAACGCGCAGCTCTGTACCAGCAGTGCGCACCACACCGGCCGCCTCGAAGCGCAGACCGCCGTGAGACGGGATAGGCGCGTTCAGCGTGTACGGCATTGGCAGGTGGAACTTCGCGAACTGGGCGTTTTTGGTGTACGCCATCATCCGGTCAGTACCGCCGACGCCGGCACCTGCCAGCTGCAGGATTGGCTCGAAGGTGATGTTCAGCACCCGTTCCAGGTAGCTGATCAACGTTTCCGAGGTGTTCGGGATGCGGAATGTGGTCAGTTGCCCGTACTGCTTGAGCGGCAGCAGGATGTGGGTCGGACGGAAGATGCTGTTGGTTTGCACCGAGTAAACCTGAAGGATCAGGTTGTTCAGCAGGGTCAGCATGTCGCTTGCTGCGGCATCCGGCGTCTCGGCCAGGATCTGAGCGAAGGTCTTGTTCGCACCGCCCAGCAGAGTGCCGGTAGCGAGAACAGGAACGCCCGGATACTTGATCAGACCGCCAGTTGCCAGTGAGGGCCAGCGCGCATCACCCACCATCGCAACGCGGTCAAGCCATTGCTCGGTCAGGGTGCGGGTCGCGATCGGCTTCTCAGCCAGGTAGTTGATCGCACCGCCGAAGCCCTGCGCGTTCGCCATTTCCATGGCCTTGCCGACTTCGATCTGGGTGTAGGTGTAGCCCAGGCCAGCCTGGACCACGTCAACGCCACCGATCTTCGATGCGATCTCAGCCAGCGGGAAGTCGTGGGACAGGTCGCCGATTGGAGCAGGCTCACCCTTGTAGTCGAGGACCTTGAAGCCGATCGACTCGATGTAGTCCGGTGCCGAGGTGTCGACATTCAGCACGCGGGGATACTTGATCTCCGCGTACGGCTGACGCAGCACTTCCTGTTCGATATACGTCAGGTTGCCGATCAGAAAGCCCAGTTGCGCTTGGGCCTGTGCGTCCATTGTTCTCATGTGAGCGCTCCTTAAGCGGCAATGGTGGTTGGGTTGATGGCCTTGACTTGCATCAGTGCCAACTCACCGGCCGCAGCAGCGGTCAGGAAGGTGCAGCCCGGAAGCAGGTGATTGCCGGCGGTGCTGGCGTTGGTCAGTTCGCCAGTGGTTGGCTTGGCGTAGACCTGAGCACCGACGGTGGCACCATCGATGGTCTTGACCCAGATGCGGCCATGGCTGACACGGCTGGTTTCTTCACCGACGCGGTAGCTGCCTGGAAGGTTCGCGCTGCCTTGACCTTGGCCGGTCACGTAGCTGGTGCTGACGCCTACGGTCTTGGCCACGGAGATGCCGAGGAAGAAGCCCACGCCTGCGCCAGGCAGGGCATCACGCTTGGAGGCGGAGCCAGAGACCACGGCGCGGGCGAACGGGATGACAACGTCTGCCACACCGGTGGTGACGTCGGCCATAGACAGGTCATTGATCTGACCTTCGTAGGCCTTGCCAGCGTACTGGCCAAAGGTATCAATTGCGGTGGCCATTACTTTTCACCTCGCAGGAACTTGGAGTAGGTGTCGGAGCCGTCAGTGGTCAGCTTTGGAGCCTTGGCGGCGTCCTTGGCGAACTGGGTCAGGCTGTCGTTGGTTTTGGTGCCGTCGTCGTCATCGTCATCCTTCTCGTCCGCTTCATCAGCGGCAGCATCGAATGCGGCGACAACGTATGCCTCGGACTTGGTCGCCCAGTCGCGGGTCGGCTTCAGCTGCGCCATGGCGGCGCGCTTGATTTCCAGCGGGGAAACCAGACCTTTGGCGTCGAAGGACTTCACGACTTTCGAGGCCAGGGCGATGGTGTCGAGGGTGGCTTTGACACGGAGGCCGATGGCAGAGTCAGAGGTGGCCTTTTTGGCTTCCTCCAGTTCTTCTTCGGCTGCGTCCTTGGTGGCCTCAGCCGTATCTGCGCGATCGCTCGCTTCGTCGAGTGCCTTCATGAGCCGTGCAATGCCGTCCTCGACGATCACTGCATGCTCTTCATCCAGCACGACAGAGAGGGTTTTTTTGGAGTCCAGAAAGAGCTTCCGGGTCGCCATAGTGGGGATACCTTTCGGTTTGTGATCAAAAATACGGGCGACCTTTCCGGCCCGTGCTGCTTGTACAACCGCGATGTGGTTGATCTTGATGTCGCGCTGCTCGTACTCGTAGGGCGTGCCGTCTGGGGCAACGCCCGGCGCGCGGACGTATTCAGCCGTGTAGCCTGGAGAGAGCTCCGCTTTGCCTGACTGGATGTCATCGATGGCCGACTGATCCTTGATGACCTTGTCGGTTACCAGGTTCTCACCGTCCCGCTCGACGCCGCGTACGTGACCGACCGAGACCTCCTTGAAGGTTTTGGAGTCGACCAGGTCTTCGGGGTGGTCGTTGGTGACGTCCTTGTCGAGGTACGTCGCCATGGACTCGGGGTCGAACACCTCTTCGGGGGAGCGGTACACGTTGACGATCCGCTCGGGGCCGTCGAGGTCCAACTCGCTGGAGAGGTACTGATAAACCCCGGTGCGCGCCGCAATGCCCTTCACGCACAGGAAACCTTCAGGCGTGAGGGTGCGAGACGTAGGCGCGAACGTCTCGTCGATGGTCATTCGTTTCATGGGTTACCCGTTCTTGTCGGGGAAGTAGTTCACGCCGGGGATCATGGAGATGGCGACACAGCGGCAGAGAGGGTGATGCTTGCCCGGCTTCAGCCCGGTTTGTCCGGCCCACGTTGCACCGACACCGACCTTGTAGACTCCCTCGCCAAAGCCGATGTCCTGGCGGGCTATGCCGTAACAGCTGATCTTGGCGTTCGGGTATTTCCCCGCAGGGTTACCAGAAACACGCACGTCGCCGGCGTCTTCTGACTTGTAGTACTCGATCCCCGCTGCAGCCTGTCGCTTCTCGGTCAGGTCGGCGTTGATCTGTGACATCTGGTCTCGCGCTATCAACTTGGCACGGCGGGCGGTGATGCCTGTCTGCTCCTGAATCTGCCTGGCTATGACTGATGGGGCAGCGCCGCTCTTCATTCCGCCCAGGACGATCGTTTCCACTTTCTGGAAATACTCGGTCTTGACGGACTTGATCAGGTTGACGTTTTCAGCGATTGAGGCTTCCAGGTAATCCTGCATGCCTTTGGGCCGCGTGATCAGTTCGAAGTCGATACCGACAGCCCGGTTGATCGAGTTGCGGAAGTCCTCAGCATTATCGGCCTCGGCTCGACTGATCGTGCTCGCGGCCACCCGCTGAACCTGCGCATCAAACAGCGGCGTGACGAATCGCTGTGACACGCTGCGAATCGCCTTCAGGATTTCTTCCGTCCAGCTGCCATCGAGCGTCATGCGGCTGTCAGCGATGTAGTCGGGCTTCAACCGCTTGAGCTCAGGCTCGACGGCCGCAACCAATTCACCCGCCATTAACCGGACCATCGCTCGAAGCTGCCCACGGTAGAACTGCTCCACATCCTTGCTCGGCAGGACCGGTTTAGGGGCTCGGGGTTTCCTTGGCCGTTTTTCCATCAGTGCTTTGTTGAGGGCGGTCAGGCTTTGAAGCGGCGTCAGCTTTTTGCGGGCTTCCATTCTTCACCACCAAGGACGATTGATGCCAGTGGTAGAGGGTTGGCGCGGATGGCCTCCAGCTCTTCATCTGTGGGGTCGTACTTGAGGCTCAGATGAGGCAAGAAGGTCGGATAGCTGTGCACGGCGCCAGAAGCTCCGATCTCGTTGAAACGAGCTTGAAGCTCTGGAGAATCCAGCTTAACAACCAACGCACGCCACGGGGCCTGACCAATAATCTCGTACTCGGTCGTCAGATTGGCTGTGTACAGACCGATTTTCGGTGAGCCTGCTGGAATGCCGTCGCGGGCATAGAACAGGGTCACATGCAGATCATCAGCCAGAACGCCACTGCCAATACCAGCGCTCAGCACGTGCTCCGCGATAACGCTGGCAGACAGGCTGTCAGGCTTGACCGAAACGAATCCATTCGGAGCAGCGTCCGTGGTGGTCTTCCCTCCAAGGTTGAACTCAGGCAAGTCATCCCCGTCATCACCTAATCCTGCGTCCTGGTCCTTCTCTAACTTCTCTTGCGCGGCGATTTGCTCGTCGGTGATCGCGTAGGTGCCTTTGGCCTGAGCTTTGCGCATCGCATGGCTTGGCTTGATCACACCGTTCTCGATGTACAGCGCATCAGCCTGAGCCTCGGCCAGATCCTCCTGAGCCTGCTCGACACCAGAGGTCTGAGCCAGCGGATTCCATTCGAACTCGATGTCGTCCGGGTAGGTGCCCAGCGCGGAGCGGATCAGCACCTGATCCATAAGCTCGAGGTCCAGCCTCATTTGGCCGTCCTGCTTGCCCTTGATCGTTCCGTGGTAGGTCTTCAGGTCGCCTTCGCCATTGGCACTCAGTCCGGAGGCTGATTGCCCCCAAAGCTCGGTCACCGGCATCTCGGCAGCGCCTGCCGTCCACACCATGAATTGCTCCATGATCGAGCTCAGCCCTGAGAACGCGATGCTGTTGCGCTCGTAGGTCTCGCTTTCCTTGTCCAGCAGGCCAAGGTTCACGATGGACTTGAGCATGCCGAACATTCGGTAGCGCTCGGTCACGTTGTCGCACTGGGCGCTGGCAAGTGCTGCCTTCAAACCACTGACGCTGATCGTGTCGACGTTGGCTTCCAGCACCAGAGAGGCAATGCCCCCCTTGGTCGCCACCACATCGCGCAGGTCTGACATGCAACGACGCAGACGACTGTCACCCCAACCCTGTTCGAACTGACGCATGCGCCGCGGCAGGCGAGCACCCGTGCGGCGAATGATGTGGCTGTGATGAATCTTCTGCTGCCCATTCACCATCATGTAGAACTCTGGAAGCATCCAGTTAGGCGCCAGAGGGTTGGTGAAGTTGAACTCGGTCGGCTGAATGTCCCAGCGGTCGAACACCACCAGGTTCTTCAGCCCGCCCTTTTTGATCTTGTCGAGGTTGAGCGGTTGGCTCAGGTCCTGTCCGGTCACCATCAGGATCGCAGCACCACCGTACAAGTCAGCCCAGCAGCAGGTATCAAGGTAGGCCTGTTGCACTCCCAAGCGGCGCTCTTCGTTCGCGATCTCTTTAGCCTGCTTGCCGCTGAATGCCCGCCACTCTCTCAGGGCGTCCTCGTTGGGCTTATCCACGATCCGGCGTGCGAGCCAGTTCGATTGATACGCCGCTTCCAGCTCATACGGAGTGACGAACTCGAAGCCGAATTGACTGTGTGAGCGCTTGTCCCGGTTGGTGCCAATGTTAGCGACCATGTTCGAGAGACTGTCGGTTGTGATGACCGCCCCCGCAGTCACAGAAATTCGCGGTTTATTTGTGGTCATAGATTGATCAATCCCGCGCCACGAAATGGACGCATCTGAATTCGTGGCGCGAGTTATTCGTTAACCGGCGGTTCGCGCAGCTTCGATTGCTGGATCACCCTGGACACCGCGACCGCAATGCTGAGCCCCATGTTCACGACCGCGAACACCAGTGGATCAACTGCCCCCTGAAACACTGACCACCCCGCCGCTGCCGCATTGAGCACTGCACCGGCCACCGCCAATTGCACACTGGTCATTCGCCAGGCCTTACGCCATTCAGGGATGAGTGCCATGGTCGATATCCGGGGGCAGTAGTTTTTCAAGGTTCTGGGCGTATCGCTTCCAGTCATCCCGGCTCGCTGTCATGCGTCGAAGGTCGGCGTCTCTGGACGCTGACGGCTTAGGGCATTCACTTGGCGCTGACGTGTACCGGTTTACTGTTGTGTGCTGCACTGGCGGATCAGTCTTAATCACTTCTCTCGGCGCGCAGCCGGCAAGCAAAAACACCACAACCAGTGCGCACCTCACTTTGGCCGTCCGTTGAGCGTCAGCTGCTTCACGGCATCGGTGAGTGTGTCCACGCGGTATTCCTGCTTCTCTGTCGAGGTCTTCACCACGCCAAGGGTCACCCCGTACGCGTCGAGTGTTCGCTCGATTGAGCCGATCCGCTGGATGGTCACGGCTTGGGTGGTCTGGTAGTTATTCAACGCTACCTGGAGGGACGACAATGAGGACACCACGTAGCTGAACGCAGCGAGCGCCCCGAGGGAGATAACGGTTTGCAGGATAGGCACGATGAGCTTGAACATCGTACTGTCAGCGATGCGCGAGACTTCAGTCATGGTGACATCCAGAATTAAAAGGCCCGAAGCATCCGGGCAAAGGAGCGCTGGGGAGCAGCACGATAAGATTCAGGGTCGAATGAGGCCCTCGCTGAACATGGCGATCAGAGGTTCCGAGGGGTTTGGGGAAATGCACATCCGGGAAAGCATCCACTTTGGTAGCGGCTTTCCTCGGAGGTACAAAAAAGCCCGGCATGGCGTCCGGGCTTTTTCACATCAGGTCACTTCAGGCGTATTCAGCAGATCGGCAGCGCGAAGCTTTCGGGCTTTGGCTTGGCCGAGGTCATTTCGAAGTGATTGCTGGATGCACGCAGATTGGACTTCAACTGTTCGTCGGTGGACTGGCTGCCCGTTCGCCATGAAGCGAGGGTCATTTCCAGACGCGTGAGCGCCACACCCTGCGGCTCGCCCATGGTGCGAACCATGTGATACGCGGAGGTTACCGGATCGGCCAGGGCGGTCAGGGAGAAACAGGACAGGCATGCGGCGAGCGCAAGACCCAGGTACATGGAGAGTCGCTTAATCATTCGGCATTCCTCGAGGTTATTTTCGTTCGCCCACAAAAAAGCCCCGCACAATGGCGAGGCTTTGGGTTGCGTTTGCGCTGGGGGTGATTTGCGCACTGTGGGAAAATTACCCCAAAACCCCCACCATGGCAAATAGTTTATGCAGCATGTTCGGAATTCTCTGCATGAATGACCTGCCAAATCGGTTGTTGAGCCTCAATGTCTACCTCGTGGATGGCTTGGCGCAGAAAGTCCCAGATCTCCAACCAGTCACGATTCCAGTGTTTCGGCTCGATGGTGATCCCGTACAGCTTATGCATCCCCTCCGCTACCCGTGCCGGCCCCCACGCCGGCCCACCATGAACCTCCGCCTTGTACGACTGCAGGGCCACCGTGATCATGCAGTGGACCTTTGCGGACTTGGCGTCGGTCAGCGCCGAGAAATCCACCTCGCTCCAGATCAGCTTCTCGGCGTTGAGCATGTGCACCGCCGTCATGCATGGGTGGTACAGGTAGTGCCCGAACTGCTGCACCTGGAACGGCAGTGTGTCGATGGCTCTGAGAACCTTGCCGATGGTCGCCAGGTGAGCGGCACGCGCGGTTGATCGGCCGATGGGTGTCCGGCGAGTCTCCGAAATGCTGATCCGCTGGCGAACGACCTGAATGCGTTCCTCCTTGTCGTCACCCAACGCAGCGAACACGGCTTCCCGGCGTTTTACCCGCTCAGTCCTGACCTTGGTTGCGGTCTCCGCCTTTTCAGCCGCTATCGCGCTAATGGAGGCATTTGATTCGTGCTGTGCGTCCGACCATGCCTGACGCGCTCCGATAAGTCTCATGCTGCTGCTCTCCCCTTCAGCTCTTTGGTCTTTGCCCGATACAGCGCCGTCAGCGCCTTCAGTTCATCAATCGTGTACTTCTTCGGCTCATGCAGCCCCTCAAGCCACTCAACCGCTTCCAATCCAATCTTCTCGATCAGCCTTGGTCGATACCCCAGCAGGTTGCCGGACTTGCCCATGTTGCAGTTGCGGTTGCATTGCAGATGGACGTTCAGCGGCTCGAAGCGCAGTTCTGGCGCGGCAGCGGTTGTCCGATAGTGGCCGGCGCAGTACTGGACATCCGCCGTGGTGCCGCAACTGATGCAGGGCTGGCCGGCATCACGCTCACGAATCCAGGCATTGAAAGCGTGTTGCGTGTCCTTGAGGTGATCCGCCCTGCTCTTCAGCTTTTCCTTGCGAACCTTGATCTCGCGGCGCTCGCGCTGAGCAATCGACTTGCGCTGCTTTTCCTGCGCCTGGCGGGCCAGCACTACTGCGCAGTCCGGCGAGCACCATTTCTGAAAGCTGCGGGTCGGCGTGAAGGTCGCGCCACACCCAGCGACTCGGCAGCGCTTCGGCCGCATCGGCTTTGTGGATTGCGGAATCAAAGCCCACCCCCGAATTGATGCGCGCACGGGTTCGAGTGGTAGCTGTGCTCGAGCATGGCGGCGATGGCCCGAATGAGGCCCTTTGCGAACTCAGTCATAGCGACCACCCCACAGATCCTTCTGCGTCCATCGCACCTGGTGCTCGGCGCCAAACGCGGAAACCCACTCGATCAACTCGGCGCACTTGCTCACGGTGAGCTTGCTTGTGCGCTCGTACAGGACGTCGATGCCCTTCCCGTCGATAGCCGGGATCATCTGGATCGTTTCGCCGCTCTCACGCAGCCATGCGGCGGTGCAGAGTCGTTTCCAAACGGTGACATCCCACTTTCGGCCGGCGTGCTCAACCTGACGGGAGATGTCGGCCAACATGGCGTGCAGTTTCTTGTTCTGCTCGCCGTTGCGGTCCGGCTCCTTGATCAAGATCAACTTCGGCTTGCTGAAGTCCGTACCGCGCAATGCGCCGAATAGTCGGCTGGTGTCTTGGGCGTTTTGCATGAGGATCTCGATCATGACTGCGC